CGTGCAAAAAAGGCAGTGCACCGGGCTGGGTAACCACCGCTGCACGGGTAACGAATTCGCTGTCTGACAACAGGGCGGGAATGCTGTCACTGGTCGCCGTGCCGGGGCCACGCACATGGCCGCCGCCGGCCGCTGCGACAGTGCCACCACCGCCAGAAAATAGGCCAGCCACAGCGCTTATCAGCCCGCCGGTACTGCCGCTTGAGCCACCGCCACCACCAACCCCCTGGGCAGCCACAGCCGCAGCCGTCAAACTTAGGGCTGCCAGCTCAATGGCGGCAGCACCGGGGATCAACGCCGCTGCAGCGGTGCCCAATGCCACCGATGAGCCGGTGACCGCCGCTGCACCCTTGATCATGCCCTGCTCCTGACCGCCACCACCAAAGGCCTTGGTGGTAACGGCGTTGGCAATATTGCGTGCCGCCAGCTGTGCCAGCGAGCGGGCGATATCGCGGGCCATGCCCTGCACGGCCTCGCGCAGGGTCAGGGTGCGGGTGGCGAGGCCTTCGAGGGCATTGGTAAGGCCGTCTTCAAAACCGCGTTTAATGGCCTGGGTGGTTTCGTCGACCGTGGTGCGCATACGGGCCAGTTCGGCCTGTAAATCTTTAACCCGTGCAATGGCGGCCGGGTCACCGGTCACCGTGGCCAGCGCTTGCATTTGCGGCAACAGTCTTTCGACCTCGGTAGCGGTAGCGGCATGCAGGTCGAGAATTTGCTGACGGGCCGACAGCTCACTGATTAAGCCCGCATCAACTTGCGTTTGAATGGACTGCTCGGCGCGCCCCTGGTCGGCAAACTGCCGGTCAATTTCGGCCTGCAGCTCACTCATGCGGGCGCTGGCCTGCTTGACATTGATCAGGCGGTTAATCAGGTCAAGGCCAGCCGTGTCACCGGCGGCCTGCAGGCGCTGGGTGATCTCGCCAAACTGGTCGCCCAGCTCAATAGCCAGAGCATCAGATTCATTGCCCTGGCCGCGCAGTAACTGGGCGCGAATACCGCTCAAAGTGGCGGCATCGGCATCGGCCAGTTGTTTTTGTTGGTCGGCATTAATGGCCGCCTGGGCTGCCTGGGCACGTTCCAGCAAGGCACCGGTGAGCTTCTTTTCGGCCAGGGCGTAGGCCTGTACTTGCTGGGCGTTTAGGCCCAGTACGGCGACCTGGCGTTCGAGATCTGTAACGTAGGTGAGCTGACTTTTAGCCAGGGCATCGGCGGTTGTTTTTGCGCTTTTGGCCTGCTCAGCAGCGGCCTTGCTGGCATCAATCTGCTGGGCGTAGGTGAGCAATAAGGCCTGTTGCTCGCTATCGAGTTCGCCCAGCAGTTTTTGCTCGATGGCGTAGCGCACCTTGGCGGCTTCGCCGGTCTCACCAAACAGTGCGCTTTGCTTTTTTAGATTAGCCAGCAGGGCCTGGTATTGCTTATTGATAGCCGGGGGCACGATGGGGTCGGTATTAGCCGGTTTTGTCTCACCGGTGCCTTTGGCACCCGCTTTTTTCTTTTCTGCTTCTAACAGCAAATCACGCTCGGCTTTGAGCTGGGCCTCGAGTTGTTTTAGCTCGTCCTGGGAGGTGAATAGAAACCCGACACCACCCGCCAGCCAGCCGCGCTGGGCCTTTTGTACGTCGTAAATTTGGCGTTCCAAGCGTTCCAGTGGATCCAAAGTCCCGTTGATGGTCTGCACAAAGGTATCAACGCTGACACCGAGATCACCGAGTTCTGACGCTAACTCAATCGCACCCGTGGTGAGTCCGGCGATCAATTCAACAATGCCCGTGAAAGCGGCCTTGGTGCCAGGCTTCTGCAAGACCTCTGCCAGCCCGGAAACGCTGTCAGCTAAATCATTGGTGACACCAGTGCCGGTGACTGTGTCGCCAATCAAAAAGGTCAGGGAATTATCCAGCTCGACCAGGGACTGGCTCATTAGTTTGACGCGGGTGTCGAACTTCTCATCAACAAAGCCTTCTGCTGCCAGCAATGCCTTGACCAGCACATCGCTGGTGAGCAGACCGGCATCGGCCAGTTTTTTCAGTTCGCCAATTTCAACGCCTAAGCCTTTGGCCAGGGCATCGCGCAGGCCCTTGGCCTGCTCACTAATGGAGCGGAATTCATCACCACGCAATACACCCGATGATAAAGCCTGACCGAACTGCGTCAGCGCCGCTTCAGAACTAGCGGCACTACCGCCGGTAATGGCGATGGACTTAGCAACAATTTCGGTGAGACGGGCAGTCTCGGCCTGGGTGATATTGAGGGTTTTGCCATTTTGCGCAAAGCGTTGATAAATTGTAGCGGTGGCATCAATGGCCGACGAGGTCTCCTGAGAAATATCAAAAACCCGTTGGGTAACGGTCGCCAGATCGGCCTGTGTGTCGGTTACCAGGCGCAGGCGGTTTTGTAGTGCCCCGTAGTCGTCAGCGGTGCGGAGGATTTTTTGCGCGGCAAAGGCAACGGCGGTGAGTGTGGCCACCCGCTTAATAGTGCCACCCAGGGCATCGAACTTTTTATCGGTTTTGTCACTGGCTTGCCCCACCTCACCAATATCGTCGGTGAGTTTGTCAAGGTCGCGTCGGGCGGTGGCGAGGTCGGTTTTAATGCGCAGGGCAAGATCAAGATTTTGAGCGGCCATTTATTTACCCTGCGATTCATCAACAAGGGGTAGTTTTCACTAAATGGGCTGGGGGGTCGTTTGAACCGGGGCAAAATCGGCGGGTATAAATAGAGAGCTCAGGTAACGCGATATTCCTTCACGCGGCCATGGCGTATCGACCAGGCGCGGGTAAAACCCAGCCTGGCCAGGTTGTGGTTGAGGTCGCGGATTTGGCTTAAGGTGTTGATGTCGTGGGCGAGAATGATTTTCGCGCGACGGCAAAACCAACGGGCTTTTATGACTACCAGGCTGGCTCGCCAGTCGTCGCCATAGGCGCTGCCGTGCAGGTCACGAAAGGCCCATATTTTTTGGCCGTTGAGCCAGTTAAATGCAATGCGCTCGGCGTGCAACATAGGCCGCCCTCCTGCCATTATTTCAAAGTATCAATCAACTTTTCAGCATTTTCGCCACCGGCATAGGCGGCGTTGACATCAATTACTCGCTGGCTGCGTTGCTGGCACTCGCGGCGTTGGGCAGCGGCGTACCAGAGCAAAAGCTGTCGCCGGGTATAGCGGCCGATTTGTCCTGGGCCGTTGCCGGGTTGGTGGCCGTGGGCGATGAGGCAGGTGTAGAGGTCGCTCCAGGGGACGGTGTTTGTGCCACTTTGTTGGCCATGGCCGCTGCGGTGATTTGCTCCTGCTGCTGGATCTGAATGCGGCGCATGGCTGAGCGTAAAAAAAAAGGCCCACAGGCGGACCACCAGGCCATGAGCAGCAGGTTGCCGTCGGCGTCGTCAAGACTATCGATAAAGTCACGGTCAAGCTCGGCGCTTTCGGCCACCAGGTCGAGCACTATCTGCCAGTGCTCACCGAGCAGATCACCAATCGCGTCAAAATCCGGCACCCGGTCACCGCTGAGCAGGGTGTAAAGGCCATCGGTAAAGGGTTTGGCCAGGGTGCGCAGGCGCAGGCCTGCGACAAAACTGTACTCGCGCACGGTGATGTCGCGACCGGCAATTTTTAGCTGGCGCTCGGGGTGGATGATGTCGAGATCGTCGACTTCTTGAACATCCTCTGCCGCGCCCTCAATTTTGCTGGCCATGTTATTCGCTCAGCAGTTCCATGCGGCCATAGCCACCCAGGGCGGGGTCGAGGGCGGCGGCGGTGTCGAGCAATGCGGTACCGCTCAATTTAATATCACCAAAACTCTCGTTAATTAAATCAACCTGACTAACCGGGTTGAATTTAAGGCGGTACATGCGCACGCGCAGTAAGTCGGTACTGCCATCGACGGTGTTGAAGCCGTCCATAATCAGATAGCGCACCGGAGCTGCCTGGGTAAACATGGTGACGTCGGTGTTACCGGCAAAGTCGTAGGCGGCTTTAAAGGGCTGGGTGTAGGCAGCCAGGTCAAGCATACTCAGCCGCCCGTAATTGGCGTCGTCCAGGGCGTAGTCGGTATCGAGCACCAGGGTTGCCGGGGTGCCGTTGGAATCGGTGACTACCAGAGCGCTGATATTGCCACGCTCAAGGGCAATGATATCGCCAATGGCCACCGGATTGGGGAACTCCTCGGCGGTGACAGAGCCACCAGCAACGGTTTTAACCTCACCGTACAAACCCAGTGCCAGATTTTTCGCCTGGCCGTGGGTCAGGGTGAGATCAAAACTCACTTCTAAATCTTTGGATATGGTGGCCGAGGTTTGGCGCAGGCCGCTGTAGCTTTCTTTCTGCTTTTCCTCGCCCTGGCTGGCTTTAATAGACAGCAGTGCGGCGTCGTTAACCCAGCGCATGGCACCGGGCTTGCCGGTGGACAGGCGCTCACCTAAAAATACTTTGCCCTGAAAACTGAAATCTTGCATGAGTGGATCCTCGGTCTGGGTTGTTTAAATTGCACTTTTTTAAAGGTCAAAAGGCGCGTCGACGCTGTTACTTTGCCGCCGCAGGCAGCGCTTTGGCCACTTTGTCTAAGTCGCCCTTGCTAATAATGTCCCGCTCGGCCAAAAACTCGGCCTCGGGCAGGGTCACATTAATGCTTGAATCTTTGCTACAGGCTTTGCCGGCGTGGGTGTGGGGCTTGAGCAGTTTGACGCTGACGGTGGCTGGGGTAGCGTTTTTTGCAGTTAAGTCGGTCATGGTGTGCTCCTCTATATGTTCTCGGGTTCAAATGCGCGGGCGCCCGCGCATTTAGCTAAAAAAATGGTTAATGGTGAAAACGTCCATCCACAGCAGGGTGTTGGCGTCGTAGTCGAGCACATCACCCATGCGCCAGCGGATCGGTCTATAGCGCTTTTGGTCGGGCGTCCAACCTGCAATCGCCTCACGCACGGCGGTGATCACCGGGCTGGCATCGTCAGCGGCGGCTTCGCCCGACGCATCACGAAAGTTCTGCACCGCGACCACGACACCGAAGGTGGTTTCTACCTGCTGGGCGGCACTGGGGCGACGCTGGGGGGCGTCGACATCGGGCGAAATATCTTGCTCACCGGCCAGCACGACAAAGGCGCTGGGGGTACGAAAACTGGTTAGCGATTGCACGGCGGCGTAGTCGGCAGCGCCACCGACTTGCTGCAATTGTGCGGCCTGGGTTTGTAGCCGGGCAATGACCAGGGCGGTGTCGAAGGGTTGCCAGCTCACCGGAATTTACTCAGCTGATCACGACTAAAGACGTTGGCGTCGGATTCAAAACGCACGTCGATGGCCGCTGGCCCGGTGGTGACGGGGTCGGCACCACCGAGGCTGAACTTGCCCTGGGCGGTTTGTTCGAGCAGCCGGGTGGCGTCTTTATAACCGCGAGAAATGGGGTCTTTGCCGTCTTCACCCAAGCGATGCTTGTGCAAAAAATAGCGGGTAATGTCACGCGCCCAACCCGTGACCAGTGCCGGCACGGGGCTGAGCGGCAGGGTGTAACCGCGCTGGGCCAAAAAGCCGTCGATAATGCTTTCGGCCTCGGTAATGGCGTCGGTGATACGGGCCAGGGCATCGTCGGCGACATTGGTTTCGTCCACCGGCCAGGCGCTGCGGTCGGCACCGCGCAGGGTGGCCTCCATCAGGTCATTGGCCACCACGGTTTGGTGGTCAGCCGTGGCGACCTGGGCCAGCTCGCGGGCGCCGGGTCGCTCGGCTAATTGGGCGGACGTTAAATAGGCCACGTATTACTGGCCGAGCACTTCTTCAACGACCAGGCGCGGGTCGTTTTGGAGGATGTCGACTTCTTCGTCGGTGAGGGCGCTGAGGGCAATGCCGTAGGGCTCGGGATGAAAGCGGTGGCCACAGCAGCGCACTGAGCCAGCGGCGGAACGGATCAACAGGGCGGGGATGGGGTCTTCTGTTGCGCCGGTTTCTGGCGGTGTCGATGCGGGCTGCTTTGGATCCGCTTTGGGTGTTGCTTTTTTGGGTGTTGCTTTTGCTTGTGTCATGGGTTTCTCCAATAAAAACTCGGGCTTGTGCGCGGGCCGCTACCCAAAGCACTCGCTGTGCTCGCGGGGCAGGCTCTGCTTAGGCTAACTTTTTAGGCCAACCAGGGCGTCACCAGTACATCGACGACGTTGTAGTTGGCGTTGTCGGCACCATTAGCCTGGCGGGCCACCTTCACCGCTTCGAGGGCGGCGGCGCGGCCTTTGGGGCCTGTGACTAATAGCGAGGGTCTGAGGCCAAGCGGCCTGCCGTTGTCGCCCTTCATGCCCATCATGTTTTCGTACACTGTGTTGAAATTGGCGGTGTCCAGGGTCGCCTTGCTGGCGTAGGCCAGTTGCCATAGACCAAAACCAACGTTCATACGGGCATCGACGCCGTACAAATATTCTTTGCGCATAAAGACGTTGTTGTCGGTCTCGCTGTCCATAGCCACAAAATTATAGGGTTTACGTTTTTGCAGGATGATGGGCTTCATCACACGAGTGGTGTCGATCAAAAACCATGGCTCCCCGGCCCCGGCCTGGTAGTTGCTGACCGACTGCTCAACACCATTGGCATCGAGCACGGGGTGGTCGGTGTCGAACATAAACTGGCCGTCGTAGCAGGGCGTAGAAAACCCGGCTTTCAGCAATGGCCAGATGAGCGTGGAGGGGTGTTCAGCAGAATCCTGGCCCATCTGCTTCATTCGCACTGAGTACAGGCCGTAGGTATCGTCGTCGATGTGATCGGCATCAACACCCACGGTATTTTCAAACGGTTCGTTTTTAATGCTGTAATCGTGCAAGGTCAAATTTTGAATAACGCGATCACCGACCCATTTACGAAAACCGGTGGTAGAACCCAACCAGCCGTATTGTTCGATAGATGTGGAAGAATTCACTTCCATAGTCAAGGGCTTGTGGTCAGCTGGCGCGCCAGCAAAGCCCTCGTTGAACGCGGACTGAAAGCCGGTGTACAAAATGCTCAAATTGGCGCGGTTAATAATCATGCTGATGTCCTCCAGGACGATGTTTCAAATAAATTTAAAAGGTGCTTAAGCGGCTATCCGCAAACAGCGGCTAGGCGAACTCGACCCAAACCCCGGTGCTGTCAACATCGACAATTTTGCCGGCTACCGAGCGTGTCGAGGTGCCGTCGGTAAGGGCCACGGTTTGGTCGTCGACGATGTAGCAATTGCCGCCCACGTCGTCGAGGGCGATCTCATCGGCTGCGGCGCTGTTGGCAAAATGGAACACGCCTTTGCGCACCGGCACATTCAAATCGCTGGCGGCACCGGCGCTGTTATCAACAAACTCTTCGGCGACACCCACGGCAACCAGGCCGGTGGCTGTGGTAGCGGCAGCGGCCAGGCCTGCGGCCAGCACCACCATGGCGCCGGTGTAGATGGTTTTTGCGGCATCGACCGGATAGCTGAACTGGGTGCCGTCGCGGCGTTTGGTGTTGCGGTCTGCGGTGAGTGCGACCATGGGGCGTGCTCCTGTTAATGATTAAATACGTTTGCTTGCGGTTTGCGCTGGCGGGCTGAAATCAGGCAGCGCTGGCTTTTTTGGTTTTCAGGTAGTTCTCGGGGCTAATGCCCATGGCGCTGCATACAGCCAGCTCGTCTTTGTCGAGCACCTCGCCATCGTCGCTGCCGTCGGGCTTTTTGCCGTGGGTTTGCTGCTGGTTGAGGGCGGCGATGGGTTCGGCACTGGCGATATAGGCGGTGAGCGCGGCAATGTCGGACTTGGCTAAGTCCTCGGCCCAGGCTTTTTGGCCCGGTAGCAATCGGCCATTAGCCAGGGCATCGGTAATCAAGGTGTCGGCGCTGGTGGTGTTGACCTGGGCGCTGAGGGCGGCGACCTGATTTTGCAGGTCACGCATAACATTGACGGAGACATATTCCGCCGGGTTGGGTGCTGCCCCCTGGCCGCTTTCGGCCTTGAGTGCCGAGCAGGCAGCAATGAGGTGTTCGGCAGTGGCATCGGGCGCCTGGTCGAGCGCGACGCGCAGGGGTGTGAGGGGGTCAACGGCAAAGTGGGCACTCAGGGCCGCGATGGCGTCGGTCTCGGTGGCGCCTTTGGCGAGCCCGAGGGTTGAAAATAATAGGGCGATGAGTTTGTCCATGTCGTGCTCCTGGCGGGTAGTGGTGTTGGGTTTGGGGTTGTTTTCGGGATCGGCATCATTGCTCGCGGCCGAGCCAAAGGTGGCGGCCGCAAGCAGCTCTAACTTGTCCATGCCGTGTATAGCCGGGGTATTGGTGAGCGCACCCATTTCAAAGCTGGTGACAGCCCCTGTTTTGGGGTGATAGGCGATAACGGGGGAGAAGTATTGATATTCTTTATTGTTGATGGCCTCGCGGGCCTTGGCGGTTAACTCGACCTGGGCAAACAGGCCCTGGCCTT